TGTAGCACTAAAATTACTATTAACACCTTGTGAAATTTTAAGTAATAATTCCGTTGATGTTGCTTTTAATATTTTACCATACCAGTTTGAATTACTTGTTACTGCTGATTCTGTTGTTAATTGTGAACCATTTTGATATACATATGAACCTTCTGTAAATTCTGAAACATCTGGGCTATTAGAAAGTGCAATAGATGCAACATAATTAGGTACATGGAATCCACCTTCTAATAAATTTTGAGAAAGTTCTGTTCCATTTTTATAAACTCTTACTACACCAATATTAAAGGATTCAGCTTCTACTCTGACTACATTTGCATTTGCAATAGTTGAAGTATTATTTGAATCACCAATATCAGTTGCTGTTAAATCCTGTGCTGCATTAAATGTACCAGATGAATTTTTAACTAATATTTTTTCAGTACCAACAATCGATTCAATTGTTGCACTATATCCACCTGATTGTGATATTATATTACCATTAGCAAAATATGTACCTATTGTTGGTGAATCAACAAGAATTATATAACCGGCAGTATTGTCCAAAGACTCTTCTGGTTTTACTTCAAATCTTACAGCCTTAGAATCATCATCAGTATCTTTAAATATAAAATCACCTGCAGATACATCTACATAATTATATGTTTTATCAGAAAGGTTACTATTTAACTGTTCGTTATCACCTAAATGTAATGAAACATCGTTAGACTTTTGCCTAAATTGTTCTAATGTATCGGATTTATATACTCTTGTTTCTTTATTTGCCATTATTTTTACTCAACCCTTTTACTAGTTTTTTAAGTTCTGCAACATCCTTTTCAAGTTGTGCAATTTTAGAATTTTTTTCCTTATCCAGTTTTATTTGCTTTCGCCTTGCAGCAAATGCATTGCCATTAGTATTTATAACAGCTCCACTAGAGGTATCCTTTTCTAAATCAGGAAAATCTTTTACTTTTTTCTTTGCCATATTTTACCTATGTTGAACAAATTGCTCTAAAATCTTTTATAATTGGTGGTTGTGATGTAATAGTAGATTTCATCACAATCTTAAATTGTATTGAACCAATTAAATCTGTTGGATTAATATCCCATCGTACTTCACTAAACCTTGTAGAGCTTGTTGGTATACTATCACTTGGTGCTGCATAATCCCAAGCTATTGTTGATAAATCCTCATCACCAGTTGTAAATCTATAATATAAATTTACTGATGCATTACCTGGTTTTAATATACTCATAAATACAGTTGCTACATCTGCTTGTTCATTTAAATCAATCTTTTTAGTTATATATTTAGAAAGTTCTGGGCCACCAGATACAACCTCTTCTGCTGTAACTGCACTATCAGAATTTATGATATTTTGAATTGTATGTACTGATAATCTACTCATATCAATAACTGGAGATAATGCTTCGTCCGTTGTAGATAAAGTCGCTCTTAAATTAAATGATTTATCTCCACTTGGAAAATTTTCAGCTTCTTCTGTTGCCGAACCAATTAATTGTGGTACATTATAGTAAATATTTCTATTTGGTAATATTTCATATTCAGGGACAGCTATATAAGCCGTTTCTATACCATCCAAACTTTTACTTGTGTGACCAGAGGCTCTAAATTTAATTGACGTTCCTGGTACCTGTAAATTTTGCACAACTGGGAACATTGCATCAATGTGTCTATTTTCAGTAGCCTTTGCTCCTGTTCCACCAGCATAACCAGTACTTGTTGCATTTGTCCCTACAGCGATTGTATATGTATCGTGAGTAAATGCAGTAATGGTATGAGTACCTTCTAAGGCTGTGTGTGGGATACCATTATATGTTCCTGATGTCACATTATCAATTGTAACCTCTGCATCTCCACTATACATACCATGATTTTTATGTGAAACAATTACATTCCCACTAGTATTTGTAAAGAAGAATGGATTTGCTTCCAATTTCTTTTTAGGTAATACATCATTTGTAAAATTAATATCATGGTCTGATGTACTAAATGAACATCTATTTAATTTAAATTTTAAATCCTTAGATTGTTCTGCTGTCCATGTTGAAGCATTAGCTGAACTAAAGAACACACCACCGTATGGTTGTTTAACAATTCTTTCTGTTACATTAGTTAAATCTTGTCCACCCATTTCAGCAACATATACTTCATAATTATCACACATTGAAGTAATAACAATTGCATATTCAGTATCTTGTGAGAGATAAACTGGATAATCAAAGGCAAAGTTAGTTGCTCTATCAGCATTACCAAATCCATTATTCGCATTGGAATCTGATGGTAAATAAATTACCTCTCCTGCTGGTGAAGTGGTCTCTGGATATAAAATCTTATCAGCACCTGGTACTATTCTTTGAGTTGGATAACCATTTTTGGTTGTTCTAATTGTAACTCTTACTGGAATTTTTGCATCTGCTCTTCTGAAATATAAATCAACTGAATTAACAAAAATACCACCTGCTTTATCTACAAGGAATGTTTCTGCAACTGGGTCAACCCATTCAGTTGTTTCCGACACTTCTGTATCAACAACAACTCTATCTTCTCTTATTTCAGATGTTACTAATCTTGGTACCTTTGTTGAAACTATTTTTTCTTCTAAACTTTCCAACATACCTTGTGCAAAATATTGACTTTCTGCATATGTTGTTTCAGCATTTTTATCATTAGTAGAACTATCTGTAAGTCTAAATTCTCTTGCACCTGTTGCAAATTTTAATGCATCATTTCTTGGTATAATAAACGAACCTTCAACCACACCAGATGCATCAGTAATAAGTGCACCTTGAGTATCAGGGTGTGATGTTACACCCTCAAATGTATCAATATTTGTTTGGTCTGTAAACTCTACAAATGTATCTTCTCTTACAAAATTTGATACATTGGCACCATCAAAGAAAGCATAAACCTGTGTATTTGGCTTTAATAATTGAGCCTTAAAGTGTATTTCTCTTGACCTAATAAATGGTATAAAATTAATTTCAACAACCTTTAGACCATCAGATTTGGTAATAGTATCAAATGTTAAATCAGTATTAATGCCTGTTCTGGATTGTTGCGATGTTGTGGTAATTGTAGTAGTAGTAGTTATCTGTGCTCTACCTTGACCATTACCGTCATCTTCATCATCATCTATATCTGTTATCCAATCATCTACATCTACAAATTGTGTCTCTACTTGTTCTTCAACACCCACCCAGTTTGTTTCCCATTCATTCCAAACTGTTCCAAGAATTCCTTCTTCTTCGGCCATTTTCTTAAATTGTTCATACTGTGATGAATCATCGACAATGACTGGTGGTCTAATATCTACTTCCTTCCACTCATCTGTATCTGGTGAAAGTTCAATTGTTCCGGCCCAACTAAATACTGCGTATGGGTTAACATTTGAAAAATTGGATGAATATGGTTGGTTAACATAATTTGTTTCTGTAAATGGTAATGTTACAATTGATTTACTCTTTAAGGCTTTACTACTTGTACCATTTGCCTCACCAGCCTTTCTAATTAAATTAACATTTCTTTCATCAAATTTAGGTCGTAAATGCCCTCTGGTTCTATCAACCGAGGCGGAATAATCTACATTACCACTATCTCCAATACTGTGACCCTTAAAGCTATCTACTATGAAACCATTTTTTAACCTTTCTGTACTGCCATCCATAATTTGTGTACTTGCAGCACTCTGTTCCAATAATGAAAGTGATGTATAATATTCTAAATTTTTAACACGTTTTTCAATATTACCAATATCACGCATTGTATATCTTTTATTTTCAACAATAACAGGTTTTACATCTGAGGTTTTAAATATATATGGTCTTAATCTTAAATCATATATTCCCATTGCATCATCTGGTACCTCTGGTGATACTGGACTTTCTGACGGAACACCTTGAATGGTTTTAAATTCGCCAGTTCTTGTTACTACAAGCTTATCTATTCTTGGTAAAAAGTGAGTAATATCTGAGGTGAATAATGTACCATCAGCAGGAATATTTGAAGTTTGAGCACCTGAAGTAGTAAAGTCTGCTCCATCATCATCGATTCTTGGTCTAAAATCAACACAATCTCTTAATTGATGAAAGCCATTAATGCCACGGAATGAAGGTATGTCTTTGTAATCAATATCGCCATATGAATCAACAGAGAAGTAATCTCCACCATTGTGCGTAAAATAATCAAAAGTAATATCAACGTTTCCTGGATTTGTTTGACCTGGTTTTAAAACTATCATTCCTAATCCATAATAATTATCTCTTTGACCATTATCTAAATAAAATTTGTTTTTAACATCGACTCCATTTTGGTCTGTGATTGTTTTTATTTTAAATATATCTGCTTTACCTAAGGATACTGCATTTGGTACATTATTAACCGTAGCTACTCCTACATTTGTGAGCGAACCATTTGTCTCTAAATTTTTTGATTTTTCAATTAATCCACTTTTTTGAACATCAGCAATAAATATTATTTTTTCTGAACCAGATGGTGTTGCACCTCCTACATCTGTGAATGTAATTGTATCAGCATCAGCATCAAAACTTCCATTAAAAGAATTATCAATTGTGGCTGAAGTTGCATCACCACTTGTTGGTACTATCGCTGCAACAATATCTGTATTTGCAAATGTAGCTCCTTGACCACTAAGGGACATTTGTGTTTGACCTGCTGCAGTTTCTAAAAGTTGCTTTGTGGTATATGAAGCTATGCTTGTGGAATAATTATTGTTTACTCCTGGTCTCCTTAAGGTCTCAATAGCCGAATAAGGTAATTTATAAACTAATGTATTAAAACTACCATCAGATGTTTCTGTACCATCTAAATCAGCTCTAAATTTTATTGTTCCACCATCATTCCATTGAATACTTACTACAGAACTAAAATTATTACTTCCAGTCATTACAACATCAAAAATATATAATCTATATTCACCACCCGTAAAATCCAATCCTCTTGCTCTACATGTACCAAGAGTTGAACCTCCACCACCAGTTGCACTTTTTAATTCTAATGTGTCATATGTATTAATATCTGGCATTCCTAATGGAGCAGGAGCAGAGGCCTTTAATTTGATGTAATTACCTACTCTTATTGAGTTAGCCTCGGATGCTATAAATCTTGTATCCGGATTCGCACTTCCTATACCATTTCTTGGTTTATCAATTTCAACATATTTTGTTAATGCATTTTCTACTCTGAATCCTTTTACATAAGCAACATTTGGTTCAATACCAATTGCTAATTTATCAGCGTCACCACCATTGGCTGATGTTAAATAACCATTATTACCAGCTTGGTCATCTAAGTGCTCACGAATATTTAATTGATATGGATTTAATGAATAATCACCTGATTCCTCAGATGTTCTCTTAGCTAATCTTTTTGTTAATTCTGTATCTAAATTTTTATCTGTTTTATCAGCACTTGATTTACCATCTTCAATGGTAATTAATGTAATCATACTATCTTCAGTACGATTTGCAAGGTCCAATGGTTGTTTTACAAGCTCTGTAGATATTTTATATCTGTCTGCACCTGGTGCTGAGAAGTTTGGTGTACCTTGTGCATTATCAACAAGAGTATTATCAGCATCTGATGTGATTGTTGATTCAGTAACTTTTAAACCAACAATATAATTTGGAGTGTTTGTATATTTATCTAATATTAATGACCCGGCCGGTACAAATACAAATGAACCAGCAATAAAATAAACACCTTCTTCGATTGATACTACTGAACCTAAACCTATTGGATTGGTAATTGATGAGGCAGTGTTACTTCCATCAACATTGGAACCACCACCAACCATACCATAAGCAACTGTAGATGCATCCGAAACAAATTCCTCTCCAGCAACAAATTTTTGTACTGTCCTATTTTGTCCACCTGATTCTAAATATTCAACATAAAGTGTATTAGGGTCTGAATTTTCTGAGGCAATAACAGCCTTAACTTCTGCAACAACTTGATTTGTTGTATTTGCTGTACCAGTAATTTTTGTACCAACAAAATCTGATAGGTAATTATCTGTATTTAATGCACCTTGTGTTGAGTGAGTAAAATCAGATTCTATTTTTATAAAGTCATAATTAACATTTAATGTAGCTTTACCATTTATAACTCTTGAACCATCTTTAAATGCAAATTGGCCGTGTCGGTCAATCTGTGCTTGAAGTGCAGTTTGTAACTGTGTTAATTCACGAGCCTGGACTGAATACCCAGGTTTAAATAATATTCTATGATAATTTTTTGCTTCTGCAAAGTCATCATAATAAGGTGCTATGTTATAATTTTTTACTACTGTTGTTGCCATAAATTTCTTTTCCTAATATTATTTATATTAGAATTCTAATATAACTTTAATATCTTCAATCTGTGTTGTTGTTCTATTAATTGGGTCTCTATTTTCTAAAAATAGTATTTGGCCACTTGCTCTATCAACTTCCGGATTTCTCAAACCATTATTAGCAGATGATTCAATTGTACCTGATACTTGGGATGTTTGCCCTGTTATAACCTCGTCATGTTGAAAAGGCGTGTAACCAGTTTTAGAGTTCTGATGATAATAAAGGTAACCCTCATCAGCATCAATTTCTACAACATATGCTTGTGCAGTAGATGTTTGACCAACAATTAATTCATCAACTACAAAGGCCGGGAATGAATTACCACTAGCCGTAAGATCTAAATAATTAAGTGCCTTAAGTGTATCTGCAGATGAAATTGCCCCAGCCAAAGGAACTGCATTATATAATCTTGGTTCTTTAATTAGTGTAATTTGTCTGAAATCATTACCTGTGGTTAAATCCACATCTGTTGCACCAACCAATTGTACATTTAATGATAAAAAGAATCCACCCAATTCTGCTCTTGGGTCAACACCATGACCACCTTTTGGTGCCAATACTGCTCTTGCAGTAGCATCTGCACCGCCTTGGCCCGCAATAACAACATCAGCCACTGTATAATTTGTTCCTTTATTTGTAATATTAATTGCTGTTACAACACCACCTGATACTGTTGCTGTAGCTTCAGCACCTGTACCATCGCCAGTAATTGTTACAAAACGAGGGCCTGATGAACCACTTGCAAATGTGTGAGTTCCATCTGTATATCCTGAACCGGCAGCAGTTATTTCAAATCTTTCAATACCTCCCGCTGTTAACGAATCACGAGAAGCCTTTTGGTTTAAGTATTGAGCAAAATCAGCCTCAGTTAATGAAGCTTCTGCAGCTGCATCTGACGCAAAGGCAAATGTTAAAATATCATCTGCACTTACAGTAATATTACCTGATGTTGTAAGGGTATTACCATTAACTGCATTTACTGTTATTGAACCACCATTAATTGCCATACCGGCAGTAATATCAGGATTTGAATCTGTAAGTACAACTGTTGTAGCTGCTGAATCAGCAGCAACTACTCCCTCTGAACCTAATGATACTGTTTTAACAGGCATATAGCTATTCGTTAAGAATTTTTCGGCGTCAGCAACAGCCACCGTAAACATATATTTCCATGTATATCCATCTGATTCTAATTGAGGATTTGTTAATGTGTGAGTAGGTTGTATTGTGGAACCTACATTAATTGGAGCTTTAATACACTTATATACCTTAAATTCTGATGTAATGACATAGAATTTTTTATCAAAGATTTCAGGGTCATTTGAATCCCACTCATTATATACTGTATTTGATGTCCAAGTATATCTATCTACAACATGAGAAAGGTCACTTGAAGCGATTTTCTTCATGCCAATAAGATTTTCTCTTGCTTCGCCTAAATCATCAAGGTGGTCATTTGGTGTAAATGGAGTTGTATCAGTAGTATCAGATGTCGTTAAAGACCATACATCTGATTTACCAATAGCGACATATACACTACTATTTGCCACATCTTCCTTGAAATTATTAGCGTTTAAAACTCTAAAATTTGATGTTACTATTGCTGCCATATTATTTTCCTGCTATTCTATGTGCACATTTGCACTTGTGTTATATTTATTTATAACGGTTGAGTCTATAGTTTCCAATGTATTGTTACCTAAAAACTCAATTGTTTGGTTAGTATTATAAAGTCTTGAGCTCGTAAAGAAGTTCTCAGTACCTTTCCTTTGTATATAACCATTATTTATTATGGTTCTAAAATTAGGATTTTTAGTTCGAACTCTATGTTCTGCAACTATTTTATCCGCCACTGGTGTTTGTTCAGTAATTGTTAAATCCGGATTAGATGATGCATCTAATGAATCAATTGCTGTATCAAATCTTTGATTATCATATAATGTATATCCTCTTAATGAACCAGAACTTTGTTTTGGATTTATTGTGGTACCAATTATAGGCTTTACATTATTATGATTGCATTGAATGTCCAATACTTCTGGTGTTTCTGCAACTCTTTGTTCATTTTGTACAGCAATACCTAATCTTATTGTTGGGTCAAAGGCATATCCATTACCAGGATTTATTATACTAACACCATTAATTTCACTAGAAGTTAGATAAGCAAACGCTTGTGCACCGGCTCCTGCACCGCCACTCGTATTAAATGTAATTGTAGGGTTTTCTCTATAACCAGAACCAGAATGTAATAACCTAATACTTATTACCTTTCCATTATCTATTTCTGTAATTGCCCTTGGATAATCATATTTCATTTCAATTGAAACATTATCAATATAAACTATTCCATCATTACCATCACCCTGGAATGCTACACAATCATCATTGGTTGGAATTGTTGTTGATATATCATATTCAAATTCATAATCAGCCCAATCCGTAGTTAAATTATTTCTTTGCCAACCTGAATTACCATATTGACTTGTTGAATAACCCATTTCAAAGAATGTTGCACCATTTGATGAATCAGCTTTTGCTCTACATTTTACCCTTACTGTATTATTTACCAGTCTTTCAGTATATTCAGGATTACCTAATTGTAGCTGATAACCAACACCACCAAGTGTTCCAGTTGGATTTGTATCAAGTGCACTTGTTTGGATTTTTAATGATTTTGCACCAGTATCAACTTCAGTTGTTTCTATTGAGGCTGTATGTGTCCCATTATTATTACCACCATCATTGGCATGAATATTCCAAGTATTATAATCAAAATTTGAGGCAACTGTAGCATTTTCAAATCCTTCTGTAAAAATAGGAGATGCTGTATAAGTGTAAAATGGTTGGTCAAAAAACAACCTAGGAGCTGCAGTATAATTATTTCCTTGTGCTGTAAGTTCTATGTGTGATATAGATGTTGACTCCAACAAAAATTTAGCAGATGCTGTAACATTAGTAGGTAATAATTCACCAGATGAATCTACTGCAGTAGGTTCTGAAAATACTATTTTTGGTGTCCTTTTATATGTTTTATCTGCTAAACCTACAGTTGATACAGTAGCGACTGTTCCATTATTTGGATTGGCTGCTACTGTTCCAAAAAGAGATGACCAACCTGAACCCTCGCTGGTTATTGTGATATTATCTCTATCTAATCTGCCTAAAGAGTCAAGTGCAATAGAGGCAACTGGAGCAGTACCGCTTCCTGGTGATTGTTCAACACCGGCAAATGTAATTGCGGGTGTTGATGTATAGCCAAATCCTGGTTCCACAACTGAAATGGATTCTAATCTACCATCTGTTTTTGTGAATGTTACCGTTGCGGTTTCTCCAGTAAATCCGTGATTTGTACCACCACCAGCATTGCCAAATGTAATTGAACTACCTGGATTATTTGGGTCCTCTAGTCTTATAGTTGTAGATGAAGGCGTGTCTAAAATTGTATATGAGTCGCCATTGGTAAGACCACCAACTGATAATAAACCACCAGAATCATATGTAACTATATCTCCTGTTTGTAATGATGATACTTGTGCCGCAGTTAAAGTAATCGTATCATTATGTACTATGTTACCAAAACCGAAACTAGAGCCATCAAAAACAATTCTTGTTGGTGCTGAAACTAAACCCGTAGGTGAATTATAGCCTTTACCGCCATCTACTATTGTAATACCAGTTAAACTACCATTTGTTATTGCTGTAGTTAAATTAGCAGGAGTAAATAATACATCATTAGCATCAGCAGTTGAAATTGTCGGCGCAGCAGTATAACCACTTCCACCATCTGTAATATTAAATCCAGTTATTTCACCATTTTTTAATGATAGTGAAAGTGTTGCTGATTTATGTATTTTTGCATTTGTATTAGGTAAAAACTGAGAGGCAAACATTTGCACAAGAAGTGGAATATCCTCTGGTCCGATAACACCTGGTTGCTTAAATGGCATAGATGCTCTATTTAATTCTGCTGTTAATGTATCATCAACAAGTTCTAAGAAAATTAATATTTCTGCAAAATATACAAACCCAGCTGGATGTACTAATTTATCATATGTATATTCCCAATCAGACAAGTTTTTACCTGTTTTAATTAGGTAACTAAATCTTTGGTATCTTAAACTATCATGTAATTTAATATCATATGAAACAAAACCTTTATGGTCCAAATATGTTCCTCTAGGTACAAATTTGAGATTTGTATCAGCATCTAATTTTATATAACGAATTAATTCATGTTCGGCCTCTCCGCCAAGTCCTGTTAAATTAATTACAGAACCATTTTCAGTCGTTGATAATTTAATACTATTACCTGCTATAGCAACAACAAAATAATCATCGCCATCTGTTAAACCAGTAATAACTGTTCCACCAGTAGGAATTCTATATGTTAATTTTGTACCTACAGGATATTTTATAATTTCATCACTTGAAAGTTTAATTGAATTATTCGTTGTATCAATAATTGATGTTTCAGAAGCATCAAATAATGTGGGTGCAGGCCTAGAAATGGTAATTTGGGTTCCAGTAATATTACCATTACCATCTATAACAGGAGTATTACCTGTAACTCTTATATCATCAACCTTATTATAAATTGAATCTACTACCAATTTAGATGATAATCCTATTGCATTATTTTCTTCTTTTAGTATTAAAGTTGAAGTATTATTTACTGCACTAGATAAAATTGCAGATATATCTTCTGGTTGGTCCCATTTACCTGATGAAGGTACTAATGTTTTATCAAATGGAAATTCAACAGTTACGCTATCGTTAAATAATAATCTAAAAAATATTTCAATGGAGTCTGAACTACCTCTTAATTTATAAAAATCAATAATTCTTTTATAAAGGTTTCTTTTATTAACTGTAACATCTCTTGGTACCGCAGCTGCAATTTCTCTTTGCATGAGTTCTAAATAATTAAGCTCATTTTTATCAATGTCCATTGCAGTTTCAATATTATTCATTACCCACGATGGACCAGGGCCTACCCAATATTTAGATATTGTCGTTAATTTTGCAGTATAATTATTAAATGAACTTAACCCATTTACAGTAAAGGTTTTACCTATTTCAGATGTTGATTGAGCTAGTGTTCCCGGCAATTCATTACCATTTGTTACGGCAACATTAACAGAATCTAAAGGTATTTCCATTGTTGGTGCGGTACCTCTAAATTTATGTAAAGTTCCTGTACCTGGTGCTGTAAGTGTAATTGCTGTTCCGCCTAAACTATTTGATAATTGAACTGCATCATTGGTTTGTGATACAACATAATATAGATTATTATTTGTTAATCCACCAATTGGTGTACCATCGCCTTGGCTATATTGAATTAAAGTTCCTATAGGTAAGGCATTAATTTGAAAATTGGATAATTTTAACCTATTATTTGAGGCAATTATTGCTTCTGCTTGTGCACTATTACCATCGCCGGTAATAGTAATTGAAGGAGGTGAAGTATATCCATTACCTGGATTTGTAATTGTAATACTTGTAATTGACTCATCTGTAATTACTGCAGTACCTGTTGCTGTAATTCCGTTTCCTGGAGGAGCTGAAAAAGTAACAGTAGCAGTTGTATATCCACTACCAGTATTTGTCATTGTAATTTCGTCTACTTTGCCTACATCTACTATTTCATTACTAGAGGCATCAAAGGTAAATTCAGCAGGAGCAATTCCGGTTGGTGATGTTAAAATTAAAGTTGAAGAAGCACCAGTTTCATCAGTAAAAAATTTATCATTTTCATTATCAGGGTCTGGTATTCTAAATCTTGCAAGACCATCTAAAACAATATCATTAAATGTTTCTGTTTCCTGATATATAAATTCGTCCATATTCATAAATGCATAATAAGCATTTAAGAAGTTTGATAAACGAGTTTTATCTGTAAGTATATCTTCAGGTATTAATTGGTTAATCCTAAGATCTTCCTTTGTATCGTGTAATGTGGATTTATCAATCTCTACTACGCCTGGTGATAATGATGTTTTATGTGCCATTATTTAAATCTTGATGTATTGGTATAATTAATAGAACCAGAAGAACCAGCAACAGCAATGGTATCAATTTCCGGTGTTATGTTTAAGAAATTAGTATCTATTGAAATCAATTGGTCTCTTTTGGGTGCTAAATCTAATGTATTTGGTATTACTGTTATTTTAATTTGATTTGTATTATTAGGTCTAAAACTATGTAATGTAACTTTTCCTATATTAGGTTCAATTAATCCTGCATCATTATTAACAATAATGTTTTGATTGTTTACGACTTTATAAATAATTACTTTTCTATTTTCTGAACCAGCTATTACAATATCACCAAAATAATATTCACCTGTAGGGTCAGTGGCCAATCCAAATGCAGATGAATTTAATGTATATGTGATCGAACCACTTGATGTATAAATTGGAGCTACAAATGTTAAGGTAAAATTTTGTAATTCCATATTTCCATTTGAGTCCTGTGTCGGAGTAATATTTTGAAACATTCTTGGTCTTACAATTGTATTTAATACTGATGGGTCAGAATTATCTATTGCTCTTGTTAATTGCGAATGTCTAAATACACCATCAAATTTATTTAGGTTATTAAAATTATAATCTGATACTGTATCTCTTACTAATGAATCCAATTCAACAGCACTTCTGTCTGTTAGGTTTGGATTATATTTAAAGTTTACATCTAATTCCAAATTTGTAAAATTAGGGTCAACAATCTCTGGTGTTATTGAAACAACATTTTTACCTTTTAATATCGAACCAGTAATATCATTTTTTTCTGATTCAGTAAGTGATGCTGAAAGTAAAGGTTTTACGGCAACATAAACCTTTCCATATTCTGGTGGGTCATTATCTTCTCCACCCCATGTTGATATGGAATCAATATTACTAAATTCCTTTTTAATAATTGCTGCATAATCCTCTGATGTTACAGCTCTGTTTTGTGTAGTAAATGTTAACGGTGCATTAAATCTTATTGATTCAAGTGTTTCTTGGTCTGCACCACCTACTGAAGCCGTAACAGTAGTGACTGTTATATTTGAAAAACCTCCAATGTTATCTACCATGGAAAAGGTATTAGCACCATTGGATTCTCTACCTTCAGTTATAATATAATCAACTGTTACAATATTATTATTTGATGGCTTAAATCCTGTAACACCATCGCCGAAATATATTTCGTAATAACCAGAGGCATTTTCTTGTAAATAATAAACTTTACTTGCTGAATTAACATTCCTTAATGATTCGAATGGTGTAAAAATATCAAATGCTTCTTCTTCTTCGTTTGTTTGTACTCTTACTTTTAATGTTGAGGTATCGGCATTAAAATCTGATAATTGAAATTTTTGATTTTCTATATCGTTATCAACCCTATATTTTAATTCTCTTACTGTACCTTCAACTATTACTACATTAGAAAATGCATATTGAACATAATTAACATTCTCAATAACAACAGCAACTCCAACTGCCTGTTGTTCCTCAAAAACAACATATTGAAATTCTGATGAATCACTAGGTAATAATGTATTTAACTTTGCTCCTCTAGGTACTGTGAGAGTAGGTGTGGCTTGTCCATCTGCATTAGAAACAAGTACTACAATATTAACAATGGCTCTTGGAGATAATGTGGACCTTGGAGTATATCCTAATAATTTTGCTCTTGTGACTACATTACCACGAATTTGTGCTGAATCAAGGAATGCTTCATTAAGAGAATAGTGAGCATTTAAGGCATTATAATGTGTATTATATGATAAAACATCTAATAGTACACTCATACCAGAGCCATCAAAATCGTAATCATTAAATTCTGATTGTTGTTTGAGATAATTTTTAAGATTTTGCTTTATTTCATCAAAATCTAATTCTGTTACATTTAAATTATTTGCCATTTATCTTAACCTTCTTAATACTATTTCTACTGATTCCTCAGTATCATATTCTTTTATTCTAAATACAACTGTAATCTGATATGAATTTTGTTCTTCTAAATCGATAACATTAATTCCTAACAGCTGTATTCTTGGTTCATGCCTTGTTAAAACATTATGTATTCCATCTTTAATATCAATTCGTGTAATATAATCTGCCGGTTCAAAAAGTAGACCTTTTAAATTAGCACCCAATTCTGGTTGGAATGGTCTATCAAAAAAGTTACTTATCAGTAAATTTCTTACTGCTTGTTTTATTGCATTATCATCTTTTAAAGGTGTTATATCCTTTCGTACTGGATGCGGTACAAAATTTAAGTCAAAATCTCTCCAAGGTTTTTTCTTGGATACAATTCTTGCCTGAGTTAAATTACCCTTAATTGTTTTATCTGAACCTACTAAACTTGCCATATATCTATTTATATAAGTTAATCAGAGGTTTCCGTTGTATTTGGAAGTGGACTCTCTGTATTGTTAATTAATATTTGTACTGAATCTGGTAAATCTATTGTCTTTGGAAACCCAACCAATGTAAGGTAATTACAGAAATTAAATGTAATCCATTGAGTTATTGAACCTAATCCAATTGCATCGAAAAACGATGTTACCTTTTGCATCCATAATTTTACCAAATATGTTTGCCATTCCTCAGTAAATTCTCTTGCTCTTTTTAATAATCTTTCTTTTTGAAACTCTGGTATCTCTACACTATCATCAAATTTACCACCTAGTAAATCTAATAAACTAAATCCAAATATTTGAACCTGTTCTAATTCCTCTAGTGTTTTATCTCTTATTAGAGCTTCTAAATCAATATCTTGTAATCCTGGAAATGATGGTAACCCTAATGAATCCCATATTTCATCGAATAAATCAATAAGGCCTGAAAATCCACCACTCATTAATAAATTCATTTTCTTAGCGACCTCTGACCTAATATAATTTCGTATTGATTCTTTCTTAAAATCTGCAGTATCAAATTTATTCCATACTTTATATTCACTTGGTATTAAATCATAGATACTATCAACTTCATCTAATGATATATTATCCAAAACACTATTTGGATTAGCCAAAAATTCCAATATGTCAATTTGAATACCAAGTATTGTAACATTAAAATCAATTGGAAATAAATCATTAATTAATGATAATATTTTTTGTTGAATATACATAGGATATTCTGATGATAATCGTGTTATCATGATTTCCCATTCTAATTCTGGTATTTCTATCTTCTCAAAATTTGGGTCATATATATCTAATAAAGAACGTATACGCTCAAGCTCATCTTTTAAACTATCTATTTCATATCGATAAGCATGAGTAGCCAAACCACCAAATAGGTTTCTTAAATTTGCCGGCGTTGGTAATAAAACGCCAGGACATTCAATTTGTGGCAATGATATAGCAGGAATAGTCATTATATTATAGTTGTTTTAATATCTGATTTAATTGTTATAATACCATCTGATTCAATCTTTGTTGTACCACTATTTGTAATCGATAAATTATTATCTTTATCAATAGTTATTTTTGCACCTTTTGCATGAGTTACACTTAATGTTTCATCATCAGATGTATTATCAATTTCAATTAAATGGCCTGCTTTTGATTTATATACTTTATTATCTACTGATGATTCCGTTGGTATATCTTGTGTACCGTTTGTTTGTGTAGCAATTGAACCCATTATTATAGGGTCCTGAGCACTTGGTCCATCTCTAAAGAATCCTACGACCCATGAACCTACTTCTAAATGATGATTGCCACCATTACCTTGTATTGATGCTGAAGTAACAGGCATTATTACTGTTGCCCAAGGTAGATGACTCGTTTTTAAAATTGTTGTATCATCTGTATGCCAACCATGGCATCGTACTTTTACACGATTTAAATTATCTGTATCATTTATATCTTCCACTACAGCTGTAAACCAAGTAAAATCTCCACCTATAAATTGGTCACTACGCATTAATCTTTACTCCCACTGAATCTCTCATAATTTCGACTTCAGATAAAAATTCTTGGTCAAAAGTATGAGTAATTTTTTTAATAATATATTTACCTGATATATATGTGTCAATCATACTTTTTGGTTCGCCTAAGTATTCATATGTAGATGATTTAATAACATCCATTTCGATTATCTGGCCAGCCTTCATTTCAAAATCACCAGGTATTGTAATGGTAAAATTTTGAAATAATAATGAATTTTTATGAGCTTCATTTTTTAACAATGTTGGTTTAGTTGGACCATGATAATTATCTAAGTTAAAAGCTTTAGAATTAAGTGATACAAAATAATTTTTACTATTTCTTAATTGGTCATATGTTTGGTCATCAATTTTATCTTTACTATTCCATGGTTGCTCTTTATTTAATTTATGTACCTTATCACCTTTGCTCTTGTTAGTTGTATTTTTTGGATAAAAAAACTTTTCGTATTTTTTCTCTGCAATATCAACAGTATGTAATGTAGAAGCATAAGTACCTCTTGATATTTGAGCCATTTTACCCATACCTAAAGGGCCAGTTATTGTTCTAATTCTTTTTGACTGTTCGTCATATGATTCAGGTGTGCCTACATCATATTTAAATCCAGGTTTAAATTCTAATTTTTTATATACCTTATTGTTTATTAAATTTTTATATGAATCTAATTGTACACCATCTAATATTGATTCCCAAAAATAAAAATGTGTATTATCTTCGAATGCATTTTCTAATAACCAATTTGCTGCCTGGATTGGTCTGATACGTGGATATATTCCTTTAATATTATTTTTACTACTTGTATTAACATTAAATTTTTTTATTTTTAAATCATCTTTACATATTTTTTTTATTAATGTACCTATCGTACCATCAAATGGTTTTACTAGAGTTTTAGATGCATTAATATATAAATGTTCTGATACACATTTAAATTTATAAAATTGTTTTGTTGGTAAATCCTTTACATATCCAAATACTTCTGCAATTCTTAAGTTTAATTCCCATTTAATTTTATTTTGTTCACTATTTTTTATAGGATTTCTTTGAATTGTAATAGAGATTTTTTCATTACCATTAATTTTATGTTCTTCTAATAAGTTAGCACCATCAACTATTTGTATATCCATTTCAAGGAATGGATTATTAATGGATTCTATAATATAAAATCTATTAACAACATTAGATATATCTAATTCTAATCCTGAATTGGTATTTAATATAGCCTTTGAGACTACATAACTGGTTGGTGTGACTGAGTTGCCATCAACAACTCTTGTTGCTCCTATTGCACTACTCATTTAAAAGTTCTTCGAAATCATTTACAAATTGTTCTATATAATTAGGGTCAATATAACGAATTTTTGACCTTTGCTCATTTAATTCAAATTCATAATCACGGTATGTTTGATATGCCAAATCGCTTTGTGGTGTACCACCAGTTACAAAGACTGCATTACTTACTGGTTTTTTATTAGCATCATTTTCAAGGAAATAATAATACGGGGCATCTATATATTTAAAAGCTTGATATGTTGAAACATTATCGTCTGATGTGGCACCAATAATTGATTCAGTTTCGTTTTGTACTAAATCCGGATTACCAATAAAATTACCAGTCACATTCTGTATTACTAATTGATTCATATCAATGTTCTTCTTGGTTAATGTTCCTGACGCACCAGATGTGGCACCAGTAATAGTTTCGCCTAATTGAAATCTACCTGCTATACTATTTTCATGGTCGGTAATAATACCATCTGAATTAGTACGAACGATTGTGTTTGTTGTAATAACATATCCTTCATATTCTTTTGCAAGGTAGGCCGCTAATTGTTCTTGACTCATTGGCCATGCTCTGTAACCATCATGTAAAAAATCATTTACAACAAAAAATGTCCAATAATAATTGGCTGTACCATATAACCTTTGTGATACAATGTCAGGTCTTTCTCCATTTGCTATTTCATAAAATCTATAACCAGATATTTGGTCTAAAAAGGTTGGTAAAACACGAATACTTCTATAAATATCCGTCATTTTTTGATTTGTACCTGTATTTCTAAAATCGTAATCTATTTTTGGAAATTGTTTAAAAAAACTCATTATCCTTCTCCACTAGTCTCGGCTGTTATACCTGCTGAGTTTGGCCTATCTGTATTATATTCCAAGGAACCTTTTCTGTATATATCATGCCTAGAAAGCATTCTGCCTTCAGCAAATGATAATGTTAATTGAGTTGCAGTTGGTGCATAACCATTGCTTGTTTTGTGAAAACTATTTCCTTCTGGGTTGATTTGTAAATCCATACCTGTTAAATATGAATCGTGTATCATAGGCATATATCTGCTTTCTGTATCGCCATTAACACCATCATAAAATCTAATAGAAAAAATTGGTGGATAATGTGCAACAAATCCGTTTACCTCTGGGTAGAGATATTTCCTAAAAAAGTTTTCAACTTGTCTAATGGTCTTTGAATCTTTTTCTGATTCTGGTACAAGAGTAAATGCAAATGAAAATGTTCTTAAATTTACCCCTTCAAATGCTAATGCAGTTTGTGGATTAAATGCGATACCTTTACTTAATGCTGTAGCTCCTGTTAGTGATTGGTCAGCACCTAATTTATCAGCTAGTTTTAATCCTGCAACCTCGAGTTGGTCTCCTTTTAATGAATCATTAAAACCAAATGTACCATCTGTCCTTTTTACTAATCCTCTTGCTGCCTGTATAACACCTAAATCAATGTTATTATACTGTGCACTATCCTGAAATTGTAACCCTGATGGCATGTATAATTGAACATTTTCAAATTCTCCTACACCTTCGCCTTTTTTACTTGCACTAAATCTGATTGTTGGTAATCCTTCTCCGTCGGGACCAGATGTTCTTAAGCTTGGTGGAAATACTATTGTAGCCATACCTTTTTTCCTGTATAAATAAAATAAAACATATATAGGTTTATTTATAATGGCTTACAAAGGGAAATACAAAATAAAGAATCCGGATAAATATGCCGGAAATCCAAATACAGTAGTGTTTCGTTCCTTATGGGAAAGAAATGCATTTCGTTGGTGCGAGGCAAATCCAAAAGTAAAACTCTGGAATAGTGAGGAGATAGTAGTACCATATAAATCAACTGTGGATAAAAGATTGCATCGTTACTATGTTGACCTTTTAATCCAAATGGATAACAAAGAAACATATCTAGTTGAAATAAAACCTAAATCACAAACACAACCACCAAAGAAAAGGTCACGCAAAACCAAAAGATATATTAATGAACAATTAGATTACATTAAAAATCAAGACAAATGGGAAGCAGCTGACGCATTTGCCAAACATAAAGGTTGGAAGTTCCAAGTATGGACTGAAGAAACTTTAAAGAATATAGGCATCAAAGTACTCTAAAAACCATATAAATAGATTATATGGCAAGTTTATTCGATACATTACAGGCCCAAGCTCAAAGAGCAGGTATTACAGCACGAACTAAAGATTCAAAGAAATGGTTTGAAAAGAAGGTACAAGAGCTACAAATGCCGGGCAGAAGTAGAATATTAAAGGATAGTGCACTTGACAGAACGACTAGAACACTACCTGGTAGTATGTATATGTATTTTTATGACCCAAAATATAAGAAAACATTACCATATTACGATAGGTTTCCACTTACAATATTTGTGGAACCAGCAGGTAAAGATGGCTTTTATGGATTAAACTTACATTATTTAAGGCCAGATATAAGAGCAGAATTTCTTGACCAATTAATGAAAACTGCTCCAAATAAGGTAACAGACAAAACAAGATTAGTAAAAATGAGATATAGTTTGTTACAAGGTGTAAGAAAATATAAAGAATTTAAACCGTGTTTTAAACATTATTTAGGTAAACATGTTAAATCACCATTTTCCAGAGTACCAATGACTGATTGGGAAATAGCAATATTCTTACCGACAGAACAATTTGTAAGAAAAGCTAAATCTTCTGTATGGAAGGATAGCATTAGTATAGCGAGAAGTTAATGAGTAGTATCGAAAATTTAAAATCAACCATTAGTAAAAAAGGTGGACTAGCAAAATCAAACAGATTTAATGTAATTTTTACACCACCGTCTCAGTCAATATTAAATATAAATCTTGATAGTATTATAGGTTCAATAATATCAGGTAATTTTGAAAAGGATAATCTAATAAATGACCCAAGAGATATATCTATTTTATGTCAAAGTATAACACTACCGGGTAGAAATATTAGTACCTTTGAACATCAAGATTTTAAACAAAGTAATAAATTTCCATATACATTTATCGATGACGATGTAACAGTATCGTTCCTATTGACAAATGATTATTATATGAGAAAGATGTTTGACAATTGGATGTCAAATATTTTTTCCGCAGATAATTATATCGTAGGATATAAAAATAATTATGCGGTTGATCTAATTATACAACAGTTAGATGAGCAAAATACTCCTGTTTATGGGACAAAGCTTATAAAAGCCTTTCCCACTGCCATTGAAGGTATTGAATTATCTCAGGATGGCCAGGATGTTGTAAAAATGAGTGTGACTTTTGCATATGACAAATTTGTTCCTGAAGGACCATTAAGCAGTACAGGCAGTGGTATCAGGGCAGCACTTGATATATTTGGTTAATATTATATTATAGGAGAATATTATGGCTTTGCCACAATTAAATACAGCGAAATATACCACAATGGTACCATCGCTGAATAAAGAGGTCACTTTTAGACCTTACCTTGTAAAAGAGGAAAAGATTCTTATGCTTGCTATGGAGTCCCAGGACAATAAGCAAATTATGAGAGCCGTAAAAGATGTTATCAAGGCTTGCGTACTTGATGAAATAAATGTTGAAAAACTTGCTATGTTTGATATTGAAGCTTTATTTTTAGCTTTAAGATCGAAATCAGTTGGTGAAAAGATTGATGTTAGATTAAAGTGTACCGCTTGCGAAACACTTAATGATATAAACATTGACCTAGATGAAATCAAACTACCTGATGGAAGTGTTGATTCCATTATTAAATTAACTGATGATGTTGGCGTTACTATGAGATACCCATCAATCAATGATGTCGAAGATATGAATCAGGAAGGCGGAATTAAAGAGATGATGAAAATTATTGGATTATGTATTGAGAATATATTCGATGCAGACAATGTATATTCAGCAAATTCTTATAGTGAAAAAGAATTAAATGAATTTATTGATGGATTAAACAGTGGTCAATTCCAAAAGATAACACAATTCTTTGAGGAACTACCGGCAATAACACATAATGTAAAATTTGATTGTGTTAATTGTAGTGAAAAAAATGATGTTGAATTAAAGGGGATTGCTAGTTTTTTTACCTAGGCCTCTCACATGAAAGTCTTGTAAACCATTATAAGACTAACTTTGCAATGATGCAACATCACCAATACAGTTTATCTGAATTGGAAAATATGATACCGTGGGAGAGGGAAATTTATATATCTCTACTACAGGATTGGATACAAAAAGAAAACGAACG